AGCTAATTTTGTAGGAGGTATAAAACTTTATGATTCTAAAAAAATACAGCTAGGTAATGGCAACGATCTTGAAATATATCACGATAGTACACATAGTTATATTGATAATAAAGTAGGAGCTATGTACTTTAGAGAGCAAACTACAGATGGTAACATGGTGTTTGCTGCTGATAGAGGTGATGGTGGTGGTACTTATGATTATTTTTACCTAGATGGAGGTTCTGCAACCGCTAATAGTATGGGCGTAACAACAGCCGCTTATATTAAAATGGGTAATAAAACGCGTTTAGACTTACAAGACGATGAAGCTACTGTAATAAAAGAAGCTGGTGGAGCAGCAGGTAATTATCCAGCTATATCACTTAAATCTTCTGGCACGACAGATGCAGGCGCCGCGATCGCGATACAACAGCAAACAAGTGAAGGTGATACTATTATATTTGCTGATTACGAACCACATGTTGAATGGGGTATAAGTGCTGAGAATGGTGCTAATGAAGTACACTTTACAGGTGGTAATACCACTGGTAATAATGGATTAGGTAGTAAGGTATTTAAAAATAATGCTGGTGATGATAGAACTGCTTACAAAAAAATGACTTTCAACCTTGGCACCGGTAATGCTGATATTGGTGCCTTATTTACTGCTAATGAAATAACTTCTAGGGGAGGTATTTTAAATCTTGATGATAATGGAGATGCTGATGGTGTTATAAATGCTAAAGCTTCTTTAACTATAAACATAGATGCAGATAACAATGCGACTGGTGAAGCTTTTAGAATAAACAGAAACACAACAGCTGTTAACTCTTCACCACTGCTTCAAATATCTGAAACTATGGTCACTAGGTTTAACGCTCAGCAAAATTCTGGAAGTAGAATAGAGTTGTATAATAATAGACAAGATCAATCAAACGTTGAGGTTTTTAGAATAGCATCTTACAACTCTGTAGAAGCTTCAGGTATACATTTCTACAGAGGTGGTGGAGGCGCAGCAGGTTACGTTACTGTATATGCTAAGAAAAATAACGCTTCTAGTCTAGAGCGTGTAGTTAAATTTGGAGGTGATAATACTTTAGATGCTACTTTTGCAGCAGATGTTATAGCCTACTCTGACGAAAGAGTAAAAGAAAACATAGAAACATTAGACGGTAAGAAGGTCTTAGAGATGAGAGGGGTTAGCTATAACCGTACAGATCAAGACGGAAGATTTAGTTCTGGTGTAATAGCTCAAGAGCTGGAGAAGGTTGCTCCAGAGTTAGTTAAAGATGATGGTGATTTAAAAGCTGTAGCTTATGGTAACTTAACAGGTTACTTAATTGAAGCAATCAAGGATCAACAAAAACAGATTGATGAACTTAAAAAAATAATAAAAAATGGCAATAACTTATAATACTAACATACTACATTTAAAAGGCGCACCTAGCTTTCAAGATTTAACTAACGTTATAAAAGAAGTTGAGTTTGAAGTTGTAGCTGTAGACGGTGATTATACGCATAACAGTATGGGTCACATTAGTGTAGAATTAAACGAAGATAGTTTTACAGTTTTTGAAGATATAACTGAAGAGCAAGTTATTGGATGGGTAGAATCTCACCCTGTTCATCAAGGACACAAAAACCACTTAGAAAAATTTATAGATAACATGAAAGTACCTATGGATATAGGTATGGAAAAACCTTGGTTATAACATGGCGGTTCCTGGAAGCGGAAGTTTAAGTTTAGCAGCTATAGCAGCTGAAAAGCTAGAAAATGACTACACAGACGTAGACACTAGTTATGGTCCTTACAGTTTGAAAGAGATAACTCAAGGCGGAGGTACAGAAAACTATGATGTAACAAATCAACAGAGCCCAAATCACCCTGATAACGTAGCCGCTTTTGGTATGGGGGAGTTCTATGCTTATGATCATGATTTTCAAGCTATACCATGTAACAAAGCTATGGATGTTGTTTTTATTATAGATTATACTGGTAGTATGGGGAATGATTTTAATAATAGTTCAACAGGTTTAAAAGCAAACGTAACTAGTATAACAAACAAAGTAGTGTCTAGGTCTGGAGGTGACTACAGATTAGGTTTAGTTATAGTTGATGCTACTACTAGTTCTAATACGTCTGCTTTAAATTATTCTGATAGTAGTACTTATACTGGTTTAGCGGCTGGAAACAAACATCATCAAGTAGTAGACACTACAGGTCACATACATTCAACTGCTATAGTTGATTTTGAATATGCCAATGCAACAGATTTTTCTTCTAAATTAAATTTATTAGCAGCTGCTGACAACAATAATGGTAATATGTTGTTAGGATCAGGTCAAGGTACAGTAGGATGGGAGGTAGCTTTGAATCAGGTTTTAAATAACAACTTTGCTGGATCGTTTAGATCAGGAGTCCAAAGAATGATTATATTTGTTACAGATACAGATCCTGAAGGTACCTCAACAAGAAGTTTTAATGGAGCAGAAGAAACTGCACTTATGGGTACCTTAAGTAGTCAAGCTGTAGCTAATGTTTGTACTATATCTATAATAGGTAGTATATCTGATACTGCTTCAATAGATGGTACAACAAGCGCTCATACTATATATAACGGTTATGCTAATAACACAGGAGGTCTAACAGATTTTAGTGCAGACCCTCAAGGTATAATACAATTTATAGAAGACATATGTGATGACGTAGAAGAAGCTTTCCCTGTGTTTACACCTATAACATTGCACAGTACTTTTATAGATTCTACACCTTCTGATACCGGTGTATCTTCTAGTAACGTGACAGAGACAAGTTTTAACGCTAACTTTGTTGTAACAGATGTTAACAATAATACAGCTAACTATTGGAAACCTTGGGCCACTAACTCAGCAGGTACATCTTTTGGAGACACTGAAACAGTTTTAGCTAGTAAGTGGACGGCTAATGGAAACGTTGCTAGTAGTAGCACTATAACAAGTAGAGGTTTTGTATATGGTCTGTCCCCTAATAACTTATCGACAACAGGTACATATGTTACGGCGACAGGGGGTACGAACACGTATCAAAAAGCAATAGTTAATAACGCTGGTTTAGATTCTATGGGTTGGGTATACTGTAACCAGGGGTATAGCTCTACTCCTAGTCTTGCTAATTATACAGGCACTCCAACAGCTGGTACTGGTAATCAATTAGCCGTATACTCAGGTTCTATTTATCCAGGTACCAAATCACAAACTATAACAGAAAATCAAGTTTCTTTAATAGCCAATAACACATACAAATTAAGAGGTTGGTTTGAGCAAAAAAACAACGGAGGTATAGTGTATAGCAGTAATATATCTTCTTTCACTGTACCAGCATCATATGACTTTGGTGCAACTATAACTGTTAGGTCTGATCAAATTTATAGTACTATGGCTTATGGTTATGGATCTAGTGTGTTGTTTTGGCCAAACATGGGTTCAATGACTAGTTATATATTTAACGGTAAAACTATAACGGGTTTATATTTCCAAGATCAAAGTAGTACGGATTATTTGTATTTAAAATTCTCAACAACGAAACCATCATTTAGTAATCTAGTCATAAATGGAACTAGCTACGGTGCGTCTAGCACTTGGACCGCTACTGATAATTTGACCTGGAGGAAAGCAGCTACTGGTAATCCAATGGGTACTACTTACGGTTTTGCATTCTTAAACATGAGCATTTAAATAACGTGAAAATAGCGTGATAATATAAACATAGAACAATAAATAAAGTAAAAAAATGGCAGTAAAATATAAATACATTATAAAAAACCTACAAAAACAAAGCGTTTTCAAAATTGAAGACGAAGTTTTCAACAATGTTGTTTCTAGCGTTGGATTTGAAATGATAGGAGAGGAGCTTATAGACGATGTAATATATAGTAGCGTGCACTATGGTGTTTGTCCTCTAATAACACCTAGTTTAGATAACTTTGTAAATTACGAAGACTTAACAGAGGATTTTATTTTACAAGCTGTAAAAACACTTTATCCTATAGAGTCAGTAAAATTAGATATAGTAAAAGATATAGAAAATCAAAAAAACCCTATAACAAAAGAAGAAGCTTTTCCTTGGGGTGAAAAAGAAGAGCAAGAACCAATTCAGTAAATTAAATTAAATTAAATTAAATTATGGCAGAAAAAACAATCGATTTAACTCCAAAAGCGGATAAAATCACAGACGAACAATTAAAAGAATTACAATCTCTAGTCAACGAGATAAACAAAAGCCAACTATCTATAGGTCAACTTGAAACACAAAAATCTATAATGTTGGAAGGTGTTAGTCAACTTCAGTCTAAACTAAGAGGAATGCAATCTTCCTTGGAAGAAGAGTATGGTCAAGTATCTGTAAATATTCAAGATGGATCAATATCTGAATTACCGCAAGATGAAGCTGATAAGAAAGATTAGTATCGGTAAAGATTATAAAAATGAAGCTATGCATTATGCCGTGGGCCAAGAGGTCTACGGCGGGCATACTATTTGTCATATAACAGAAGAAGATGACAAGTTTAGTATATTTATTAAAAAAGCTGACGAGGTTTTACCTTGGAAAGACTTTAATAAAAATATGGCTGTAGCTATAGAGTATAATCTAGAGTATTAATGAAGAGCATATTTGATTTTGTTGTTGAGCCAGTGGGCGACAGATATAACAACACTAAAAATATAGATGGCGTTGATTTAATACTAAACACGCAAATATTCACACATCAAAACGTAAATAGGCTAGCAATAGTTAAAAGCTTACCTATAACAGGTGACACTAATATTAGTATAGGTGATCAAGTCATTGTTCATCACAATGTTTTTAGAAGGTATCATGACGTTAGAGGAGTGGAAAAGAATGGCAAGAGTTATATAGATGATGATAATTATCTATGTTCTTTTGACCAGATATTTTTATATAAAAACAAAAACGAGTGGAAAGCACCTAAAGGTTATTCATTTGTTAAACCTATTGAATCTAATAATATTTTTAATCTAAACAAAGAATTGCCTAGTATAGGTGTTGTAAAGTATCTTGATGAACACTTCGACTCACAAATACAACAAGGTGATTTAGTTGGTTTTACTCCTGGTAGTGAATACGAGTTCATAGTAGATGATGAAAGATTATATAGAGTTAGATCTCAGTCACTAACTATTAGATATGAATATCAAGGAGACGAAAAAGAATATAATCCAAGCTGGGCATAAAGCAGTTGAAGAGTTAATAAAGGTTGCTAAAGAAGCTATAGTTGATTCAGATGATGATATATCAGCTGACAGGTTAAAGAATGCTGCTGCAACAAAAAAGCTAGCTATATTCGATGCTTTTGAAATACTAAATAGAATACAAGAAGAAGAGGATATGTTAAACAATAAACCTAAGGAAGAGACTAAAGAATCTTCGTTTGGTGGTTTTGCAGAAAGAAGATCTAAGTAATGTATCAGCAACAGTTATTCAAGGTTATAGAACCTATAAAAATAAATACCATTAAGAGACTTAATAAGTCTAAAAAATGGAAGTATGGTTACAACAAAGAACATGATGTTGTTGTCATAAGTAAGACTGGGCAAATAGGTGAAGTATATGAAATACAGAATTTAAAAGTAGCTTTACCTAAGATTATAAACCCAGTAAAATTCAGTAAAGATAGATGGGAGGTTACTGAATATCCAAAAGAACTTAAAAGAATTAAGACTGTATTTGATTGGAGAGATTACCCTGATGAATTTAAAGATAAATGGTATGAGTATATTGACACAGAGTTTAAGTATCGTGAAGAAGGTTTCAGCTTTATTAACAAAGGTGAGCCTACTTATATTACTGGTACTCATTACATGTACTTGCAGTGGTCCAAGATTGATGTTGGGCAGCCAGACTTTCGAGAAGCAAATAGATTATTCTATATATTCTGGGAAGCTTGTAAAGCTGATGCCAGGTCATATGGAATGTGCTATCTCAAGAATCGACGCTCAGGTTTTTCATTCATGGCGTCCGGGGAGTGCGTTAACATGGCGACAATATCAACCGACTCACGGTTTGGGATACTGTCCAAATCTGGCCCCGATGCTAAAAAGATGTTCACAGATAAGGTGGTACCCATTTCTGTTAACTACCCATTTTTCTTTTCCCCAATCCAGGACGGTATGGACAGGCCCAAGACGGAACTCGCCTATCGTGTACCCGCCTCCAAGCTTACCAGAAGATCCATTGTTAGAACAACCAAGCAGACCGAAACCGAGACGCTATCAGGGCTCGATACGACGATCGACTGGAAGAACACCGGTGACAACTCCTATGATGGGGAGAAACTCAAACTCCTCGTCCACGACGAATCAGGTAAATGGGAGAGGCCGAACAACATCCTCAACAACTGGCGTGTTACGAAAACCACCCTTAGATTAGGTAGTAGAGTAATAGGTAAGTGTATGATGGGATCAACATCAAACGCTTTAGACAAAGGAGGAGATAATTTTAAGAAACTATATAAAGCTTCAGATGTTACAAAACGAAACCGCAATGGACAGACAAGCTCGGGACTATATTCTTTATTCATACCTATGGAATGGAACTACGAGGGGTTCATTGATTCTAATGGAATACCTGTATTCGACACACCTGAAACAGAAAAGGTTGGACCTTTTGGCGAGACTATAGATATAGGTATACTAGAACATTGGCAGAATGAAGTTGATGGCTTAAAAGATGATGG